CGATCTGTTCATGCTCGGCAATCTCGTCCAGGAGATCCAGGTGCTCGGCATCCTTCAACAGCATCGCTGCCTTGGCGCTATCCAGTTGCGAAAGCGCGCCGTGCTCGATCTCGTATCGAACCTTGGCCGCCTCACCGGTCTGTCCGTGCAACGTGATCTGTTCGTGCAATCGTTCGTTCAACGACTGATAGGCCCGCTCTAAAGATTCGGCAGCCTTCTCGGCTTCGCTTTTCCCACTTCCGCCTGAAGGATCAGGTGGATCTATGGTCAACGGATCAACAGTTCCTGGCGTGTTTACGTTGGCGAACTGACCAGTTCCACCAGTGCTGGTGCTTGAAAGTACACGGTTTCCTGGAGTGACTACTGTTGGCCTACCAAGCAATGCACCACCAGCCCCTTCTGCCGCAAGCCCAACTCCGCGCCTGACCTGATCCCAGTTAAGATTTATGACGCCCTTGGCTGCCTCGTGCAGGCCGTAGAATCCAAGAATGGTGTCGTCAAGCTTTCGCGTCAGAAATGTGAATATGTTCGCCGCGACCTCTACAACCCCCATCACCACGCGAATCGCATCAGCGATCGACTTTGCCGTATCAGCCACATTACTACCGGCCGTGGCTGCATCTTCAAAACCACCGACAATGTTATTCAGATCTGGCAACAAATCTGCAGCGACCTGAGTAGCAAGACCCTTAGCAGCAGAAGTCAACCTGACCAAATCATCGTTGAACTGTTCTGCCGCATGACCGGCCTCTGTAGATACTGTTACGCCGAATCGCTTTGCCTCATCAACAGCCGCCTCAATACCAGCCTTACCGTCCTTAAACAGTGGGATGAATTTCTGGAATGATTTGCCGAATACCTCCATCCCGAGTGCCATGACTTCAGGCGAACCCTTGTGCTTCTGAAATACGTCAGCAAAATCTAGAAATACCTCGTATGTATCTCTAAGTGAACCGTCAGCATTTTTAAACTCAATGCCAAGTGCAGCAAAACCTTCTGTCTGAGCTTTAAGGCCTTTAGCGGCATCGCCCTGTGATTTAGCAAGGCGACCCATGCTCTTTGTTATGTCATTAACCTCAATGTCAGCTAATGCAGCCGCATATGCAAGGCTCGAAAACAGTTCCGTAGATATGTTAGAGCGCTGCGCAGCCTTGGACATCTCATCCATATTGTTGATAACTGCAGGGATAGATCGTGCTATAGCAGTTATGCCGTCAGCAAGAAACCGTCCCAAAGCATTACCGACCGCAATAGCCTGAATCTCCATCCTCCTTAGTGATTTCTCGGCACGTTTCGCATCCGTCTCGAATCCACCCGTTCTCATCAGCATATCAATGACAATTGAGCCTGCGGCCATGGGTCAAATCCTCGAAGGGTCGAAGCCGAGCGCACGCATAGTTTGGATGTCAGCGTCGGAGTATTGGTCGCCGAACGACGGCGGAGACAGGAAGTCCAAGTTATTCTGGAAGTCGCCGCCCATTGACGATGAAATCAAAGCAGCGGGACGGTGGTATCGGTGGTGATCGTCGAATGGGTACAGACGGAAATAGTCACGCCACATCTGCAACTCGGCTGGCGACATGCTGCGGACTTCGCCAAGGGACTTGCCCATTGCCAGGCCAAGCGTGCAGAGAAACCATAGCCCGCCCTTGCGGGCTAGTCGTTTCCCGAGGATCCTTCCTCTTTGGGGTTATTGACTGCCTGAAATGCCTTGACGAACTTCTTGCGGACTTCGGGCTTCAGTTGGCTGGCAGACTCAGCCGTCAAGATGGCTTTGCCACTGTCGTCTCGGATGCACTTCGCCAGGATGCGTGGCAGTGAGTTAACCCTGACGTTCATATCCGGATCGCGGGTTTCTTCGACGAAGCGGTCGATGTCGATGGAAGCAAGCACGCGGACATGCACGGTGACGGTTTCCCCGCCGATGGTAATGTCCTGCGGCACAAGCTGGTCGGTGATGAAAGCGCCAAGCGCCTTAAGGTCAATGGTCATAGCCGTTCCTCATGGGAGGGGCGGCGGAAACGGCACGGCTAAACACCGCTCCAGGCCCGCCCCGTAGTAAGTCAGTAGCCGTTACGGAGTCGGGCCGTTCCAGTACGGGGTGACCGATCCTGAGCGCTGGATCAGCAGCGTGCCGCGAACCACCTCGTTCGTGGCGATGTCGATGTTCAGGTCGGCGACGTAGCCGCGGAACCCGAACGAAGTGCGGTCCTCTGGGGCAACCAACGCATCATTGCTGTCGAGAGTCGGGTTATTTCCGATACCATCAGAAAGCCCGATCATCCATTCGATGGTTTCTTTAGACGCCTTTAAATCCCACAACGTTTGCTGCGAGCCCTCCCACGGCTTCATGACGAACGGGACCGTGACCTGCCCGGGGTTACCAAGGCCGCCGGCAAATGACTTATCATCCAAGTCATCTAGGCATGTATCTTCGATCTGGTCGGCAGGCCCGCCCAACCCCGTGATGCCGGTCGGGCATGCCATCTTCATGACTTGCGCGACACTGGAACTCAGCGTGTCGGCGAAAAACAATTCAGAACCTTGGGTCTTGATGCTCATTGTATGTGCCCCTCCTGTGTGCGGGCATTAAAAAAGCCCTCATCGGGCTGGGGTTTAACAACGGTGAAGCGACTCAGCGCTGGGTAATGAAGTCAGCCTCAATGCCGACCCTGTAAAATTTGGTGTCGTTTTCTCTCAGGTCCACTACCACACGGTTATGAACTCCAACCGAATCCAGGGATGCACGTACGGCCTCGGCCATTGAAGCAACCTGCGCATCATCCCTTGACCAGCAATCAATCTGGACGGGTGTGAAGTCTGACTGAGGTGGCTCGCTCAGGGTGTCATACGGCTGCCCGGTGACGATCAGCCACGTGATGTAAGGCGGTTCTGTTTCCTGCTCCATCGAACCGTGGCGCCCAATGTTCTGCCCTACGATGGAAACGACAGTGGCGTTCGCTCGCAGCGTTTGATAGACGGGAGGGAACATCAACCGCGCCCCTTGTTCTGTGCTGCAAGCTTGCGGACAGTTGCGTCCAATCGCTTTATGAGGTCGTCCACAACAATGTTTATGACCTTTTCACCGTGCTCCGTAACCGCTGGACGAAGCCACGGCGTCGCAGGTTGGTGGCTGGAACCGTACTCAAGCAGGTTAGCCACCATAAGCGGGTTCGTCCTATATCCTTCGGCGTTGATGTAGTCGCGTTTCTTGACTCGAACGAGGTATCGCTCACCCTTGGTTCCGAACGGCTTCTTGCCACGGCTTGAGATCACCCGCTTCTCAAGTTCGCCCGTGGATCGCTCGCCATTGATGGCGATGGCCCGGCGCAGGTTCTCTTTGGCACGGTCACGCAGGTAACGCGCGCCCTTTGCAAGAGACAACTTCACCGGGCCGCCACGCTTCGACACAACCTCCTCAGGCAATGACTGCAGAGTGGCAAGGACGCCATTCAGTCCCGTTATTTTGAAAGCCTGCTGCGTCACTCGTAGAACCTCGCGTCATTGCCAATCCAGTCCCGTAACAGCTTCCCGTCCGGGTCCGGTGTTCCGAACTCGTCCCGGTGCCCGATCCCGATCCCGCCACGTCCTGGCAGGCCCTTTATCCCGACAACACGGTGACCATCGAACAGGTGCTTTGATCCGTGCCGGCGCCATAGGTTCATGTCGATCGCCCCGCCAGACTGGCACGCCCTGCGAAGCGCGTCGATCGCGCCGCCACGTACCGCCGTGCCGCACAGGCTCGCGTGCCCCGTATTGCCCATCTCCCGCGCCCTGCGCGTGGCGACGTTGTAGTAGCGGCTACGCGTCTCCCCGACCAACTCAGCGCGCTCCAGTTGCCCGGAAACGTGCGTCAGCCAGTCGGTCGCGTAATGGTCATCATCTTCACAACACACAACCCGATCCGTAGACCGGCAGTGCGCCAGCCCGGCCTGCAGGTTCCGCGCCTGCGTGTTCCTGCCAGGCTTCCACACCGGCTTCGGTCGGATGACCTCGACCGTCCAGCCCTCGCGCGCCAAGGTCACCGGCTGCGGATCAGGCCCGTCGTCCACTACCAGCCACCGCACAGGCCCCGCGTAGTCCTGCGCGGACATCCACCGCTCGCACAGGGCCCAGGCTTGCGGCCTGGCACCGGTGGCGGTTAGCAGGGTCAGCACGTCAGAACGGGCCGGCGCCGTGGACTGGCCGTATTACTTGATCTCGAACCCATCGGCGCAGACGCTGCCAGAGCGTAGGCTCGTAGATCACCGACAAGGCACTGAGATCAGTCGGCTGGACATGGCAGTTGATTGTGGCGCGCCAGAAATCGTTCACTTCGCAGTGCAGCGTGATACCCGTTACGCCGCCGAGCTTCTGGTCGCCAACCATTACGATAGTTCCCTGCGTCTTCGTCAGCCCGTCATCGCTGGCAGGGGGAGGAATGATCCGCGCCATCACCCGTTTCTCGCTCATTTCACACCTCGCCGTTACGGCCCATCAGGGCCAGAATTTCACCAACCACCTTCCGCACGTCGTGGTGCGCTTCGACGTGGTTCCGGAGACTCCCGACCCCCATCGCGTGCTGCACCGCCTCAGCCACGTTCCCGGGCCTCGGCACCACCCCGCCACGCCCGCTGTAATTCCTCGCCATCGACCCGAGCGTGTCCGGGTCCAGAAGCGGGCCCTGGTACGCGCTGCGGTGGTCGCAGATCACCACCGGCACCCCGCAGGCCATCGCCTCCAGGGCCGCCCGGCCGGTGGCCAGCACGCACGCAGACGACTGCAGTACCGCGCGCGCCTCGACCTGGGACAAGCTGGCGACGTGCCGAAACTGCAAACCCATCCGCTCGGCCAACCTCGGCAGGAAGTCCAACCCGCGCCGGTAGCTGAAGCGCGTCAGGAACCGGACACCGTGCCCCGGCGTCCAGAAGTCAAGATCAATCGGCTGGCGCAGGATCGGACCATCGCCGCCCCAGCGCGCCCGCACGCACTCCGACGTGTAGGCCACCGGCACACCGTCCGGAGGTTGCTCGGCCGGGATGATCCCGTGACACACCGCCAGCACGCGATCGCACTTCTCCAGCGCAACGCCCGTGTCTCCGGCGTTCGCGATGATGCCAGCATCGAAACGGCCTGCTGGCAGTGAAAGTTCCGGGCCCCAATTCGTTACCTCATGCCCAATCCTGCGCAGTTCCGATGCGACCGTGGTGCACCAACTCTGCACCCCTCCGATGGGCTGGCGCCCGCCAGGAGCGTGCTTAGCTGCCAGCAGTATCCTCACAGTGGTACCGCCACGGCTGGAAGACCGTCCCAGCAGACCAGCGGGCGCCCGAAATCACTCGCACCATGGATCGCGTGGCCAAGCCTCGCCTGCCACTTAACCCGCCACCGAGGGAAGTGATCGATGTAGTACCGGCAGGTTTCATCCCAGTGGGCGACGGACAGGCACTTGCCGTAGTGACGCACCATCACGCCAGCATCCTCCACTCGGCCGTGCATGGTTGGCTGGCGCTGCCCGGGCTGATCGTAGGCGGCCGCATCCGGACGGAACAGCATCACGATGTCTCGGTACTCCGGCCCCCATCGCCTCGGTAGCGCTGCCAAGTCGCCGCCGGTGTACGGCGCCTGCAGATCCGGCGTCAGGTAGCCATCGAACAGACGGAACCGGTAACCATCGGCGTCCAGGGGCGGCAGTTCTCCTTCCAATCTCTCGTCAGCGTCGAAGCACAAGCACCAGTCCGCGCCCACCTTGCGCGCCAGAGCGAGTAGAAGCGCCCGGTGCCGGGTGTTCTCGGCAACCCGGTCTGGCCGCCACTCGTCGCCATTGATCACCGTCACGCGGTCGATCCCAGCCGCGATCGCGACCGTCTCGTCCGTTGAGCAATCGTCATACATCAGCACCTGGTCAACATGGTCCAGGAAGTGCCGAAGCGTGTCCTCAATAATCAGGGCTTCATTACGTACCCGAGTTATTCCAACTAGCATGTAAGAGCATCCTCAAGGGCCATCTTCGGCCATCGCGTGATAGTCGTGTCTCGGCTCGCATTCACAACCGGCACCTTGACCGGCATCCTCGCGAAGTTTTTAGCCCAGCCTGTAATCATTCTTGGGGCTGGATTCTTGGTCCTGTCGTGATCGCCATGCCAGTGGCGAAGATTACCGCGCATCTTGCAGTCATACCCAAGAAGGATCACCCGAGACGCGCCCTGTGCCTCCGCATACCAGATCGCAGCCATGCCACTATTCCAGTGCGACTGCTTCGGCTTGAAATACTGAATGCCGTGCCGCTTGGCCATCGCCTGTGAACAGCAGACCTTCCGAGCCGGTATCGTGACCTCATGCCCATAGGCATCCCACCATGCACCATCCCCAGCCATCAGGACCGTAGCGAACGGTGCAATCTTCCATGTCGTGTTCGTGACAATCGTCGGGTGTCCGGATTTCTGCACCAGCCGGCAATCGTCCTCGGTCAAGCTCGGTCCGCTAGCAATGCAGACCACTGTCTGGTCCTTCATTGTCCGTCACTGACCCCTTCGGAAACCGGGAGCGTCAGATACTCAAGCCCCGATTCCTTGTCGGACAGCACTCCCTTGATGTTATACACGCGCCCGCGATGGACGATCCGCATGTTCGCGACCACATCGTCACGGTGTCGGATGGTGATACGCGCGGTGACC